CTGGTTCTTCAGCCATACGGCTTACAGCCTTTTCCAGGTCTAACGCGGTCTTAATTGTGCGCCCTGCGCGGCTTAAAATTCCGCCTGTTCCAAGACCGTAAAAAACAATTAGTGAGCCGACGCCACTTATTGGAACTAAATTCATGTCTACATAAAAGCCGTCAATAACAATACCGTTTAAGCCTTCGGTATTGTAACTAACCCGTAATGGGTCAATGCGGCGGGCGCGTGTAGGTCGTCCGTCGTCTGGCGAAACTTCTAAAACCTGCCAATAGGCGACGTCGTGAAATAACAAGTCGTCAAACGTCCAGCTCATTACTACGGCTGTAGGAAGCGCTGGGTCTGGCTGTTCTAAAATTGTGCGCCCATAAATCTCGGCGTTTGTGGTTTTGTTATAAGCGTGTAGCGGAAGGCTGGCAGCTGTACCGCAGATAATAGACCGCGCTCTAGCTACGGCTGGCACTTCCATAGCTTCTTGTCGCGTAGTAAAAGGCGACATAAAGAAGGGTGCAAAGTTTTGGCTAGGTAATACATTTACTGCAGCTGTAACGGTAGTTTGTTCGGCTGCCTTTATTTCTGAAGTAAGCGAAAATACGTCCAGTAAACCCATGTTATAAGTATGCGGTTTATTTAATTAGGTTGCTAATTATGCAACACTTTGTAACGCTGTTCACCGTGTCGCGCCTAACGTCCAGTAAGTTCTTGACCCCTCATAAGCGTTAGGCGCGAACCTCGGAGAACCTGTAAACAGGGTCAAACCGACATTATCACAGGTTCATTCTGTGGCGTAGTAGCGTGCCCGACAGCCATAACTAAAGCTACTGCGGCGCTAATTGGGTTAGTCGCGGCGCGTCGCGCAATTCTCCAGCCGCCGTCGCCTGCAGGTCTTTTAGCGCAGGCTACCAAGTGTTCATACATAACTTCTTGTCCCGCGTGTACTAGGCGCTCGCTGTTCATGGCGTTTAGTGTCTGGTCGCAGGCAATAGCAAAACCCGCGCTGCTCCAGGGTGTCGGCACGGCATTTACTTGCGCCCTTGCCAGGTGGGGTTGGATAAACCCAGCCGTGTTCGGGTCATAAGCTAAAATTCTAGGGTTAAAGCGTCTAGCAAGTTCGGCAATTTCTCCCGCTAACATTACGTCATTTATGCCGCCGTCCTTAAACCATTCATGCACAAAGACCGCTAACTTATTGTCGGGCGTTTCCTGTACGCTTACTAAATAAGCCTTTTCACGGTTAAAGGTTAGGTCTAGCCCCATGTAAGTAGGCAGCCCGTCCGTCATGGTTATTTCTTGCTCGCCTGAATTCCACTTATCCATGTTCCAGGGGCTCGAAAAACTACTAACCCAAACACACAAGCTCTCGGTTTGAAATGCTTCCTTAGTATCGAATTTGGCACTATCTAAAATGCTTTCAAGGTCTATTAAGTGCCCTAGCGCTGGGTTAGCTTGCTGTATTGCTCTAATGTCTGGCGGGTTCACTTGTGCGCCTTCGGCGGCGCTCCACTCATACCAGCCCATTCGGGGCGATTGGTTCATAAGTGCGCGGGTTCGCAGGCTGTTTAACACCGTGCTTGCTTCGCTTCCTGCGTTTGAAGTTATCCAAGTCTGCCCGCCTGTAGTTCGGGTTAGGGGTACGGCAGCTTGCCAGGCTTCTTCGCTAATCTCTCGAAGTTCATCTACATAAAGCAAGTTAGCGGTGCTACCGCGTGAGCCTTCCGAAGTCGCCGCCCTAATACTGTATTTCCTAATTCGCTGGCATTTCTCGCTGCAGCTCTTAGGGTAGTGGTGGCAGTAAATCTCCAATTCTTCCTGCCCGTTAGTACGGCTAACCCGTTTAATGCGCTTGCGCGTCCACTCTAGGCTTTCCGCCATATCTACGGTTTGCTTAAAAGTGTCTAGGGCTAGCTGGCGGGTTTGAGCCATAGCAATAATTTGCTTACTACCGAAGACGTAAAGGTGTGCTAAAAAGACCTGGCGCATTAACGCCGTTTTCCCATTTTGGCGTGCTACTAAAATGCCTACATTTGATTTAGCCCATTTACCTTCGGGTGTCATTTGTAAAGCGTCGTTTACAACGTACTGTTGCCAGGGTAAAAGCGGCTGCCCAAATTCCTGGGCTAGGTCAATTACAACTTGCCCAGCGCTAGGCAGTTTTAGGCTTGGACTTTGTAGGCGTGGCTTCGAGAACCCGTAAATAGTCTGTGACATATCCAAGTCCATTATTTTCTTCTTCCTTATTGCCCTGTAGACGGGTTTCCACCGTTAAATGTAATTGTGCCAGTATTTGGGTAAACCTTGCCGCAAGTGCAGGCACTTCTTTAAGTTCGCCCATGTTAAAGCTAGTGTCTAAAGCATAAGCAAGGCGTCTAGCTAGGGCTATTGCTCCTGCATCTGTTTGCGCTAACCATTCAGCCGCACTTATTGACTGTTCCAAGCAGGCGCTTATTTCGTTTGGGTCAATCCCCGATAAATGGGCGGCATCCATTAGGACTTGCTCTTTTCTGCCATAGGCGGGCTCGAAACGAGCGTAGGGGAGAGAAACAGCATGGACAGGTGTCGGGGTGCGGGTGCTTCAGAAAAAACGCCCCTAGTGCCCTTTAATCGGCTTGAATTGTACTTAGCGGTCTTGACCTTATGGCAAGGCTTACAAAGTACTTGCAAGTTCTCTATGGTGTTGTCACCGCCTGCAGCTAGTTCTATAACATGGTCTACTTCTTGCCCTATCTCTCCACAATAGTTGCAGGTTTTCCCGTACATTCTAAAGGCTTGAGCCCGTAGGCTTTCGCGCTTAGTGGTATTACCCCTTAGTCCGTGCTTACTCATGTTGCCCTTTCATTATCTCGTAAGCCTTCATTAGACCCCGCTCATAAGTGCTTGTTTCTTTAGGGTTTAAGTCAAGTATGTAGTCAGCTAGTAGGTCTAATCTGCTCTGCCATGTTTCATTTACTATGTCTGCTAATGCCCTTATGTCGCTTAGTTCTTGTGTTTGTTTGTCATGGTCTTGTATTAAGCGGTTTACCCTTTCAACGTAACCTATTAAGTCGCGTTTCGGCACTTGAATATATTCCATTTAGTCAGGTTAGCAAGGATTTAACCCAGAGTAGAGCAGGCAAGGAATGGCTTTATTTAACACCATTCACTTAACCCTTCGTGTCGCTTGGGTCGTCATGGGGACTAATGTCCAGCCGCGCCATATGCTTAAAAAGTTTTGCTACTAATACTTGGGCGGCTCGTTTCAAGTACACCTTTTAAGCTCGCATTTCTGCCTGTATGGGCTTATAAATCCATACTAATAGTACGCTCTCAAACAGCGGTTTAGCGTGTTATTAGCACGCCCTAAGTTATACTTATTAGTAAGTTCGGAAGACTTAGCACCGTATCATAAGTGCAGGCGGCGCGTCCCAATCATTGAATTTGGGGCGTGTCGCTTTTTATAAATTGTGGTCGTCGATTACTTTTTCTTCGTACTTATCCATAACGCCACAGCAATAAGTAACCCACAGCCTTACATGGGTGTATGGGTCATAGCCCAAGTCTGTAGGCTCTAGCGTTTTGCCACAGCCCTTGCAGTATTTGGGCAGGCTATGAGCTGCTAAGTAATGCCCGTAAACCTTAGCCTTAATACTGTTCCAAACTTGGTCGCTCATTTAACACCCTTTTCTTCTTCTATCGCTTCTAACATAAAGTCCATTAGTTCAAATACCCGCTTTATTTGGTTATTTGGTTTGTCTATAAAGCTGTTAATGTGTACGCGCAGCTGCATTAGTGCGTTTACATAACCTGCGTCGTATAGCTTCTCTAATGTTTCTTTACTCATGCCCTGTTTCTCCATTTCTCACAGAAGCCGCACGGCTTTCCAATGTAATACCAAGCGCCGCAGGTGCAGCGCTCTACCTCGTTATCGTTTGGCACTTGAAGCCCAGCCCCACCAAAGCGCTAGCGCTTCCTTAAAATCGACTTCATGGGTTACGCCGTTATTCCATACTTCGGCGGCGTGTACGGTCTGGGTGCTTGTGTCGCCATAACCGATTAACACGGTAAAGTTTTTTTGCGCTGCCAGGTGCTTTAGAGCTACAGCCTGACCACTTCTTAAATTTATGCGCGGTATTTCTCCCGTGCCGTCCCAATGTTTCATTTCAACCATTAGGAACTTGTAGCCCGTTTCAAGGTAATAACAATAAAACCCGTCTACGTCGCTTAACGTGACTAAGTCGCCCATAGACCCAGTAAAACCCCATTTGTCGAACTGCCAAGTATTTTTTAAGTGCATTTCCATACTGCGTATAGCGTGCGTCATTTGTCCCACTTCGCTTTACATTCGTCAGCTGTGCCGCCTACCGTGCAAACATAGCCCGCGTAAGGGTCGCCGTTTTTCTTTAGCCCTGTTTTGCGTCGCATATTGCCGTGTAAGCATTGTGGGACGGTTGGGTAATCTTGGTCAGGTTTAGCCCAGGGGTCAGGCTCGGCAGCTGCAGGCGTAACTTGTCTAGCTTGCGCTGCGTTCACTTCTTGCTTGGTCGCCATTGACTTACCTAGCCCAATACCTAGCGCCCCAATAGCCCGCCCAATAGCGCTAGTTTCAAGGTTTGCTAATTCGCTACCGCGTGTAAAGGCTGTCTTGCCTTGCGCCAATTCGCTGCAAGTACCCGTACAAGGTAGCAAGTCTTCTGGGCTTCTGTAGACCCTTGCTATACCCCAGATAAATTCGGGGTTGCCTTCCATAACGCCCATATACTCAAACTGTATAGAAGCTTCTGGGTACTTGGAATACAGCAATTCGATACGGGTCTTGACGTCTACATAATCGCTTATGTCGTAGCTCATTAGTGGGCGCTCCTATTGTGTATAAAACCTTGTACGATTACAACCATTAAGACGTGCCACATTTGTATATCTTGGGTTAAAAATTCGGTGAAGCTCATCATTATAAAGACCACCCGTCCCGCTTCATCTGGTCTTCTATTGTTTCGCCGTCTAGCCAATCGCTAACGCGGTTTAATTGGTGTGCTTCTTCTACTCTTACGCCAAACACAAAGCCTAAGAAGAAGCCCATAAATAAAATAAGTAAAGTAAATCCGTTAAAAAACATGCCCTGTTCCTTTGTTAGTTATTTTTTGTCGATTTGGTCTTGACTATAACGCTTCACTCCGCCAATTTTTAGCGGCTTAAGTGTCCCGTTTTTTTCCCAGCGCCACAAGGTAGTTCTATTGACTTGCAGCTTGTCTGCCATTTGTTTAGCAGTTAGGTATTTGTCCAAGCTCATGCTTCGCTTTCATCTAGTAAACCGTCTTTAATGTCGTCTAATACTAAATCCCATAATTCGGCTTTCTTTATGTCTTCTTCAACGGTAAAGCACAAAACGCTAGAAAAGTTAGCAGCCCAAACTTTACCTTCTGGGGCTAATAGCTCTACGTCTTCGTAAATAAACTTACCTGGCTGCTTGTCAAATGTTGCGCCTAATTCTGTAAGTGCTTTTCTTACTTGGTGAATTGTTGCCATTTTATTACCTTTGCCCTGTCTGTAGCTTCTTTGCTACATTCCAAACATAATGCAACACTATGCAACGTGTCAAGCCCATTTCAAAAGTTTTTTATTTCGGCGTGTCGTGGTCTTTTATATGATTGTTTAGCATGGTTTTAAGGTCGTCTACCTTGTCCACAAGGTCATTTAATGAGCGTCCGCCGTTAGCATTTGGGGCTATTTGGGCTGTCGCCTGGTCTATGTAAAGTTTAATTGGCTTAACTACTGCCCATTTAACAAACATTCCTACAGCTCCTGCGATAGTCATAATAGCGGCGGCTACTTGCGCGACGGTTAATAAAGTTTCCATTATGAAATACTTAGCTTTAATTCCCGCGTGCTTACTGTAGCCTTCCCGTTAGCCTTAACTTGTAGCGTTACAGGCTGCCCTTTTTTGGCTTTGAATAGCCACATATTAGTTACGAAAGTTGTACCGCCTTTTTTCAGCGGTATCGTCGTATAACCCGTAGCGTCATTTATTCCGCTAAAGTCCCGAACCCATTTAATGGTAAGTTCGGTAGCCCCTGCTAACTTTGGTGTAGTTACGTTTAAGTAGCAAGCCCATAGCGCGCCTACTTCGCTGTTTTCGGTAGGTACTAATTTAGTAATTCCGCCAGCTTCTATAGTTTGCCATTTGTCTGTAGGTAAGTTTTGACTAGGTGGGTTGCTTTTGGCATCTGATTTAACGCTTATGTATTGGGTCATGCGTCTAACCATTTCTGCGGGTTGCGGTGCTTATTTGGTGACCAGGTACGGCTAGCCAATATCTGAAAATGAAGGTGCGGGGCGGTGCTTCGCCCTGTGTTGCCTGAAATGCCCACTAAATCGCCCTTAGCGACACGTTGCCCCACTTTGACACTAACGCTAGATAGGTGGCAATAACCCGCCCATAAGCCCGCTGTGCCGTCTGTAAACCGCTCGTTATCTATAATGACGTGGACGCCGAAGGAAAAACCCCAGCCCTTTTTATAAACGTGTCGCCCTGCATGGACTACTACGCCGCCTACAGCTGCGGTTATTGGGCTCTTATTGGCGCGAAAATCTACGCCTTTGTGTAGTGTGCCGTTTTTGTATTTAGCGCCGTAAGGAAAAGTAACAATAGGTGCTTTAATCGGATACATCTAGGTTAGCCCTGCCGTAGTTGTCGTACTCTGGGTTTAACCAGTTAATAACAATAGGCAGACCCGCGGCTAGTCCCATAGCGGCGGCTGGGTGTAAGCCTAAGCGCTCTGGGTTCATAAGTACCCAAGCCAAAACCCCAGCTGCAAATACCTTAAAAAAAGAAGCTAAAGGGCTATGGGCTAGCCATGTTAAAACGGTCATTACAAAGCGGCTATTTCTTCTTCGGTTAAACCAAGTTCTGCAAGTTTAGCAAGTGCGTTTGCTCGTGCAGTTGTCTTTGCTTCCTGCTCTGCTTCGCGTGCTTCAGCTTGCGCTTGCATTTTTTCGCGCTCTGAAATTTCTTCGGCTGTAAGTGGACGTTCCGTAATTTCACCTGTTTGCGCGTCAATAAAAACAGCTAACAATTCTTCATTTTTTTTACTCATTATGAATTCCTGTACCCATATATTCTAATAGTTCCGCTAAATGTTCCCGAAGCAGTGCTTATTCTAATACCGTCTACGCTTGCAGCATTAAGAAACATACAAGTACCGTGATAATAAGCGTCGCCAGTACTTCCAAAACTTTGAAAATTGGTCGCAACGGTAGCTTTCGGGTCAATTACTTCACAAATCCACGAACTTCTTTCAGCTGTAAAAGACGGTAAAAAACTAAAAGTAGAAGTATTATTTTGAAAAATACCCGCAGTTCCGCCATTGTATGCATAACCCCAAACTGCCGTAAAGTAATTTAGCGAATTAGTAGCTCCAGCGGTTCTGGTTTCTAAATTCATAGTAGCGCCGCCTGCGCTTGGTCTAAAAACAATTCTGTAATTTTGGTAAGTACTAGTAAAAACATTGTCAATAGTTACAGAAGCCGCACTTGTAACCGTAGTTGTATTTAATAGGTGCATACCTACTTTGTTTGAACCATTGTTAATAGTAAACAGCGTGGTGTCCACAGAGCTGCCAAGCGTGCGAATTGCGCTCGCACCGTCCTTAACAAGGGCTGTATCGTCGGGAGTATTCCACGAGTAATTTGTTGTCGAAGCCATAGTTTATACATCTTCCCATGTGTTGGTATTAGGAGTATACCCCGCCCAAGTCGTCGTTACTGGTATTTGGAACCAGACTAAATGCGGGTATGTTTCGTAAAACGCCGAACAGGTTAAGGCTAATTCGGCGGTATATCTGGTTAAGTTCCATGTCCAGCCTTCGACATACCCGCTAAAGGTAGTTCCAAATACGGCTGGCAGGTCATTAGTTACAACGGGTAGCCCGTTATAAACAGCGGTTAAAGCGTCGCGTGTGGCGTCCGATACTGTCGGGCTGTGTAAAGGAATAGTAATCATTTCGGGGTATGTTCGCGGGTAGCTGCGGGACGTTAAAAAAGCATTAGCTTGGTCTTGCGCGGCGGTAGCCTGCTCTAATTGGGTTGCCCGTGTGCCTGCTAATTGCCCGTATAAAATAACGCTTTGCTCGTCGCGGGCTGTTTTGGTGGCGTTTGCCTTGTAACTTACGGTTACGTCATTTACAATTTCTGACCATTGGGCGGTAGTTCTAAGACCCCTTGCTAAAATGTCGTCGTCTGTAAGCGTTAGCGGCGTGTTGTCCAAGCGTGCGCTGTAGTCGTCGTAATGTAAATGCCCGTCGCCGCCTTCCCACAAAACCCCGCGCCCTGATTGGGCAGCCTGTTGGATTAGCTCGTAGGCATTAGTTTCGCCGCCGCTGTAGGCGGTTAGTTCGTAATCTCCTGGAACGTCTACGGTAGTTGCAAGGGCATTTACTAGACTTTCGTTAGTCGCGTCGTAAGTTGCCCAAGTAGTCTGCGTAGGTAATTGCTGCCAAGTAAGCGTAGGGTTTACATCTAACCATGAAGTTAAAAAGGCTTCCGAAAGAATGTTAAATACGCGTGTTCCGTCAAACTCTTTACTAAATCCTGAAGCGCCTACAAGTCTTTTATTTAGCTGCGCTAGCGCTCCCACGGCTGTAACCGAATAACGGGCAATACTGCCTATTTCTCCGTAGGCATCTAAAGAAATTTCTACATCTGAAATAATGCCTGTAAAAATAGGCGCTGTTCCAGTTGTTCCTTTATCTATAGAAATTACTACAGATTGACTTAGGTTAATTGCTAAAGGTTCGCTGGCATCTGTCCATACTTCAATACGAGCATAAGACGGCTGCGGTTGGCTTAATACATCATTACGCCCAGCTCTAATAGAAATGTTAGAAATAGTGTTATCTGCAAAAAAAAGCCCGCCGTTAAACTCTACTGTCGGGTTAGGCTCATAATTTGTCACAATGTAGCCCCTACTAGGCTTACTGCTCCTGTACGTCTGGCGCTATTTTGTAGTAATCGTTCAATACTTCGCCGTGCGCTTTCCCCGTCTATTACGCCGTTAAATACGAAAGTGTTACCGCCGCCGCCGTTATCTGGTCGTATACTGCCCGAACCACTAGGTACAAAAATTTCACTACCAAATTCGCCTACGCGGTAAGGCTGTCCAGCCATAACCGAACCACCTGCGGCACGCTGGTTAAATGGTGTTTGAACTAAGTTTTCACCGCGTAAAACAAAACCACCGATTTTGCTACTGCTAAACGCTTTACCTAAGCCTTGTGCCTTCTCATAAGCACTTGTAACCAAGTTAAGGGCGCTTGCGAAAGTTTCTAGTGCGCCTGCGATTTTCTCTAAAGCGGTTGTACCGCCTTCTGCGTCCGAACTGTTCAAAGCTTTGAATAAATCTTCAAAGGCTGTTGCCACGGATTTAAGCGACCCGCCTAATGTGTTAGCCCCATTTCCCTGGAACTCTCCCGCAAGTTCTCTAGCTCGGCTGCTCAAACCTTGTGGGTCTTCACCACTAAATCCTTTAGCTACGTCGTTCACTGTTGAAAGTAACGTACCTAAAACGTCAATTAAGCCTTTACCCGCGCCTTCTTTGAATTCACCTAAGCGCTGGTTTACTATGTCTAACTTGCCCTGGTAGGTATCGGCGTATTCGCTAGCTTGTCCACCAAATAGGCGGGTTAGTTCGTCTGTAATGTCTTTGAAGTCGCCAGACTTTAGAATATTGTCGTCCAGCGGCACGCCCATACGCTTTAGTGCGCCCTCGTTACCGTCGTATGCTTTGGCTAAATTGTCCGCAACTGTAGTTAAATCTTTACCTGTGCCGCGGCTAATATCCAATGAAAGTTCTAACAGGTCTTGGGCTTCTTGTGTGTTACCTGTTGAACGTGCTAAACGTCCTAAACTGTCGCGTAGTTCACCGTCGCTAAAGCCTGACATAAACTGCATTTTTTCAATAACTTTGTCCAGGCTGTCTACATAAGCATCTGTAACGCCTGTACTATCTTTAAGGCTTTCCCTAAATTTGGCTTGGCTTACTTCATCTTCGGCAGCTGCCTTAACTGCGTCTACACCTAAAGCAATAGCCATAGCACCGACGGCAATAGTAACCGCTGTTAATGCCTTAACCATTTTTTTGGACTTGTCAGACATTCCCTTTTGTAGCGTGTCTGTATCATTATTGGCTTGCGCCATACCTCGCCCAAATTGGTCTACGTCTGCTAGAAGGTTAAGTTTAAGCGTTCTAATATCAGCCATTATCTGCCCATTTCTTTATAACGTGTGTTTCTACGGCAGACTTCCAGCGTGCAGTAAGCTGCGGCTGTATTTCTGATAACTTCTTAAAAATGCCGTAGCCGACATTACCGCGACCTTTAGGCTCTGACCTGAAAGGAAAACGCCTACCGCCATTAGGAAAATAGGAAGGTCCGCCAAATTCCGAACCAAATAAAACTTGTCCCGATACCGCTCCACCACTAAAGCGCCCTTTACTGCCGCCTATGGTTACGTTAGGTATACGGTCTTTATTTGGGCGTACTGTAGAAATAACTATTTCAGCTTGTTTAGGAAAAGGGTTATAAACGTAACTGGTTCTTAGCTGGTCGGCAGACCAAGCACTAATACCTGTTACTTCTGTTTTAAGTGCCGTTTTACTAGCTTCGTCCATATTTCTAAAAGCTGCGTAAAGTCCTCTAAGTTGTCGCTGGTCAGGCACAATTTTAACTGTTTGTTTATCTGACATTGTGCCCGTTCCTTTCTGCTATCAACTCATAAGCGGTGTTAATGTCTGTGAGCGTCCACGAAACTAAATCGTTTAGCGGTATGCCTGTATTTACGGCTAGCGCTATAAGATTACGTTTTAGGCTTCCGCCTTCATGTCTTTTGGGTCTTCGCTCACCACGTCAAAAGTTTCGAATTCTTCTTGAACCCAAGCCTTATGCGTTTTAATTGCGGTTTTCTTGTCTATAAGTGCCGCCTTAAATAAAAGCGCGGTAATTATATCTAAAGACCCTTCAGCCATTTTTACGCTTGCTTGTTTCATGGTTAGACCAGTTTCCCGCTCTAACTCAATCCATAACCAAGCGTCGTTGTCGCTCACTATGTATTTATTGCCCTGTTGGGTAGTTATCTCGTATTTCATTTAGTGCCCTGTTCTCTTAGTTAAGCGCGGGTTACGCTTCCGTCTTCTACTACAAAACTTAAAGAAGTGGTAAGCACGTCCGTAGCTGCTCCACCTACTGTTGGAAATACTGGAAAGACGTTACCTGTAAAGGTGTCGCCGTTTACGTCAAAACTAAACGCTAGGCTAGTGTCTGGCGCATTTTTAGCCGCGTCCCATAGGGCGCTAATAATTCCAGCACTTGAACTATCGTCCAAATAAAGCTCGACGTTTAGAGTTGCGGTTTTGTCTACGGTCTTGTAAGCGCGACCTGATAAAACTTCCAAAACCTGTTGGTTGTTTTCCATTTCAAGGGTTACTGTGCTTGCTTGGTCGGCATACGATACCGAGTTAATGCTGAGCGTTAGACTACGCCCTGTTATATATGTTGCTGGCATGGTTTGCCTTCCTTTTTCTTGTTAGGTGTTTGTTACTAGCTCTATAGTAAGCGAGCTGGTAAGCATTTGTTGCCCTGACACTTCCTGTATTATTGGCTGCGACCAGCCGTTAATAATTGCCGTATTGGTTGGCAATAAACTAAAAACAGATAAAGCTAAACTTTCAATGTTGGCTAAAGCCGCTTGGTTATCAGCTGCACCGACAATAGCCGTAAGTTCAAAACGAACGTGTATTCGGTTTGTAGAAGCGCCAATACTTGCAGGCATTAGGTAAGGGCTGGCAGGCACTAGCACTAATGCAGGCGGGGTTATTTGTTCCCGTGGGAAAGCATAAACTACCCGACCAGCGGCGCTTAGGGCGCTTGCTAGACCGTTACGAAGACTAACTAAGTCTGCCATTATCCCACCAGGCTATTGGTGTCTAAGTCTTTACCCAGTAGACCCATTACGCGCTGGAGCATAGAGCGCCCCAGGCGATAAGGTGCAGGCGCGAAGTCCACACCTTGCTGTCCCATAGTTCCCTTTTGGGTTTCCCAAATGTCTACCGCTAGGGCTAAACAGGCTTCTCTAACGCTGGCGTTTGTATCATACAAAGTAGCTTGTGAAGTTAGCACGGCTTTACCGTATGGGCGTAGCGGTGTGGCTAATACGTCTGCAGCTGTTATTGCTACCTTAAAATCGTTTGCTCGGCGCTCGGTAACTGTACGCGAACCGTTAAAAGTATTTCCGCAGGCTGTAACTGTAAGCGCAGAACCTACTATAAAGTCATGTGGTTCGGCTGTGTAAAAGGTTGCTACGTTGTCTTCTAGTTCTACGCTCACAATGTTTGAACGGTTAAATTCTAGGTAACTTAAAATAATGTCGCTGGCGGCGTCTGCCACTTGCTGTACTACTGCGTCTGAATAGATTGAACCAATGCCAAGTACAGCCTTTAACTCACTAATGCTAATAATTGCCATAGGTTTAACCTTTCAAATTGGGGTGTAGGGGCGGCACAGGGCAGCACCGCCCCTACGTTTATTTGGTGTTACGCGGTCTGCTGGTAGACACGAACGCCCAAAGGCTTCTTAACTGCGATTGCTCCGTAACCGTAAACGGAAACTTCGATTTCGCCCGAACCGATTACGTCAACTCTTACTTGGCGCACAGGGCTTTCGTACCATGTTGCAGCTTCTGGCGCGATTAAAATCATGCCTTCGTCTGCGCCTGCTCCAATGTGTGGGTCTACGAATAGGTTTGTTCCTAATACGTTTCCTACGATTGAAGTACCGTTTACTGCGCCAGGTGCATTTGAAGGTGCGGCGGCGGTGTAAAGTGGGCGCTTGCTGTCGTCCTGGTATCCCATGATATTAGACCAGTTTGTAGTATTCGCTACTAGGTTGCGTGCGAAGTTGCCCGAACCTGAATAAGCGGCAGCGCTTTCGGTTGAGATAAAGGACTGTAGACCTGTTGCTGTACCTGCTACTGCGGTGGCGTCTGTTCCACCAGATAGAAGCGCGGATACTACTGCAAGGTCGGTTGCCTTAGCGTAAGCTGCAGCCATTTCGCGCAATAGTTCCGTTAGGAAGGCTGGCGAACTTCTGTCGATTAGCTCCCATGAGATGCGGCTAGCGCCTGCGTACTTCTGGACATCTACGGTTAAGTAGTTAGAAGTCATAGGTGTACCGAATGGGCTATTGCCTTCGTTTACGTCTGCAACTGTTGGCGCTTGGGTTAGCTTAGGAATTGTGAAGCTCATTCCTGAAGCTGGCAAAACGCCGCGAGAAATGGCGTCGATAGTTGGGCGTCCGTCAATGGTTGTAGAAATAAATTCCTGCAAGTGGGTAGGAAGGGTTAGACCTGTGTTGGTTGCGGTACTTTCGTCAGCAGCTCTAACGTACTGGCGGCTGTCGTCATTACCCATAGCAGCCTTAATGCTGTGTTCTAGGTAAGAAGTTCCGTCTACGATTGGGCTGCGTGGTGCGGTGCGAATTGGAGCAGCAGCCTGAATAACTGCGGGTGCAGTTACTTCCTCTGCGGCTTCAACTTCTGGTGTTTCGTTTTCCATAGTTGTATCCTTTTGGTTTTCCTCAGCGGCTGCTTCGGTGGTTTCTGGGGTGTCGCTTTCTTCTTCTTCACTAGCTGCGACGTCGCTAATTAGAGCGCTCTTAAAAGCGGGGTTTGTAACGTGTGCGACTTGCTGCAAGGTGGCAGCGCTTACGCGCATTACGCCCTTGTCTATTGTGTATTCGTCTGCGCTTGCTTCAATACTAAAAGCGGGGCGTAGACCTTCGGCGGCTTCAATTAGGGCATCTGTTCCAGCGGTAGTAGGGGCTATCTTAAAAGCCATAGAGATACCTGCAGGCGTGATAACTTCGCTACCTGCAATTCCGCGCCCTAGTGGGTCTGTTCGGCTATGTTCCTTATTCAAAATAATTTCTTCGGCTTTGAACTGTTGGAAGCTGCCAAACTCAAATACTACTTCGCCTGCGCTGGTTCGACCAGAAACGCCGAAGGGTACGACCATTCCTGTAATAGTTCTATTCGGTACATCTGCGGCTAAAATTTTGCCGTCGAAGTTAATTTGCATTTGTTTCACTTCCTCTAGGGGCTAGGTCTTCCATTTCCCTAGCTTCGTTTATGTCAATAAGTCCAAGTTCTAACATTCGTCCAATTACTTCGATACGCTCCATAGCTGTACCGCGTAAGTACTCTTCGACCTCGAAGCGTACGCGCTGGGTACTTGGGGTTATATCGTCCATACTTAGGCGACCTTCCACCGCAATTAGGTACGGCATAAGCGATAGGTCAATAAGTGAGCGGCGCTCCTGCAAGGTATTGCTGTAAGTGCTACTAGTGCTTTCAGCGTTTAAGTACCAGGCGGGAATATTCATAAGGCGGGCAATTTCGGTAGCCGTGTTCATACGGTTTGCGCTAAGTTCCATTTGGGTAGCGTCAAAGCCAAAAGCCTGCACTTCAAGGTTTCCAGACAAGTAAGCGGTAGAGCGCTGGGCGCGGGCTGCTTTCCAGTTAGCCAAAAGGCTAGACACTTGCGCAGCTGGAAGGTCTACGCCGCTGTTTTTAATGTACATAGCTGGGGCTGGTTCTTCAGCCATACGGCTTACAGCCTTTTCCAGGTCTAACGCGGTCTTAATTGTGCGCCCTGCGCGGCTTAAAATTCCGCCTGTTCCAAGACCGTAAAAAACAATTAGTGAGCCGACGCCACT